ATTATAGAACTAACTTGGGAAAATCTTGATGATTGGAAAATAGCGCTGAACCCTGATAACCTACAACTCCTTTGTAAGTCTTGCCATAACAAGAAAACAGGCGAGTATAAACGAGGGAAAGGCGTGAGCTTATGGTAGAAAGGGGAGAAATTGAACTTATTTGGAAAAGTAGTATCATTTTCACGTGGAAAGCTAAACAATGATACTCAAAGAGTTACAGCATGGCAAAATGAAGCGGTAGAATATACAAGTGCATTTGTGACTAACATTCACAATAAAATTGCTAATGAAATAACAAAAGTAGAATTTAACCATGTTAAATATAAAAAATCTGATGTCGGTTCTGATACTTTGATTAGTATGTCAGGCTCTGACTTAGACGAAGTTCTAAACTGGAGTTCTAAGGGCGAACGCAATAGCATGGAGTTCTGGCAGAAAGTTATTAAAAAGTTGCTTACAACTAGATATATTGACCTGTACCCTATATTTGATAGCGAAACAGGTGAGTTATTAGATTTACTTTTTGCTGATAATAAAAAAGAGTATAAACCTGAAGAATTAGTAAGGCTTACCAGTCCTTTTTATATCAATGAAGATACAAGTATTTTAGATAATGCTCTAGCTAGTATTCAAACTAAACTAGAACAAGGTAAACTGCGTGGCTTATTGAAGATTAACGCCTTTCTTGATATTGATAATACGCAAGAATATCGAGAAAAAGCTCTAGCAACAATAAAAAACATGCAAGAGGGTTCGAATTACAACGGTTTAACACCAGTTGACAATAAGACAGAAATTGTTGAACTTAAAAAAGATTATTCAGTATTAAACAAAGATGAAATTGACCTTATTAAATCGGAACTTTTGACAGGTTACTTTATGAATGAAAATATTTTGCTTGGTACAGCAACACAAGAACAGCAAATTTATTTTTATAATTCCACTATCATTCCTTTACTAATTCAACTTGAAAAGGAACTGACTTATAAACTGATTTCAACTAATCGCAGACGAGTAGTTAAAGGTAATTTATATTATGAACGCATAATTGTAGATAACCAGCTGTTCAAGTTTGCAACTTTGAAAGAATTAATTGACTTGTATCACGAAAATATTAATGGTCCTATTTTTACACAGAATCAACTTCTTGTTAAAATGGGCGAGCAACCTATCGAGGGTGGAGATGTTTACATAGCTAACCTTAATGCAGTTGCTGTTAAAAATCTAAGTGATTTACAAGGCAGTAGAAAGGATACCACAAGCACAGATGAAACTAATAACCAATAGTGCTGAAATTAAAGTAACTGAAAACGAGGACGGCTCGAAGTCATTCCAAGGCATTGGGTCAGAAGTTGGGGTAGAAAATCTTAATGGGATTATCTTGACACCTAACTGTATCGAGTTTGATCGAGAACGTTATCCATTGTTATACGAACATGGTTCAGGATCAAGTGAAGTTATTGGAGACGCTAAGGTCTATTATGATTTAGCTACTAATAAATACTTAACTGACTTTACTCTTTACGACAATGCTCCGAACATTAACAAAGCTGTAGAAAATGGAGCTTTCGATTCGCTATCAATTGCTTATTATATTACAGATTATGAGTTTAGTGAAAATGACGCTCTAGTCGTAAATAAAGCACAGTTTAAAGAAATTTCTCTTGTTTCAGTACCAGCTGACCCTAATGCTAAATTTATTAAAAATGGATTAGGCGAAGAACTCACAGAAGAACGTAACAAAATTATTGAAAGCCGAAACGCTTTGAAAGAAATTGAGGATATTAAGAAAAAATATGAATAAACCAGATTTAATTGAAAAACAAAACCGCTTGGCAGAACTTAAAGAAAATAATATCTCTTTAAAATCTCAAATCAATGGTTTTGAAGTGAAAAACGCAATCGAAGACTTGCCAAAAGTACAAGAATTAGAAAAAACAATTTCAGAAAACTCAATTGAAATTATCAAAATCGAAAACGAACTTAACGCACAGGAAGAAAAACCAAAAGGAAAAGCTAAAATGACAAACTTTATTGAATCACAAAACGCTGTAACAGAATTTTTTGATGTATTGAAAAAGAACTCTGGAAAAGAAGAAATTAAAAATGCTTGGGAAGCAAAACTTGCTGAAAATGGTGTAGCTATCACGGATACAACTTTTGAACTTCCTCGTAAATTGGTTGAATCAATTAATACAGCTTTGTTAGATACTAACCCAGTATTCAAAGTTTTCCATGTGACAAATGTAGGTGCTTTACTTGTTTCACGCTCATTTGATTCATCTGATGAAGCTAAAGTCCATAAAGATGGCGAACAAAAAGTAGAACAGTCAGCAACACTCACTATTGATGCTCTTGAGCCTGTAATGGTTTATAAATTGCAATCAATTGCTGAACGTGTTAAACGTCTTCAAATGTCATATTCAGAACTTTACAATTTAATCGTGGCAGAACTTACACAAGCTATTGTAAATAAAATTGTTGACCTTGCTCTTGTCGAGGGAGATGGAACAAATGGCTTTAAGTCAGTAATGCTTGAAACAGACACTAAAAAAATCAAAAAAATCACTACAGAAGCACCTGCTACAGGAACAGCACCACTTGCGGACGCTATTGAAGAAGCTGTAGACTTTGTTCGCACTACTGCTGGACGTCGTTATTTGATTGTTACAGCTACACAACGCAAAACATTGTTAGACGAATTGCGTGGATTACCTGCTAACGCACACGTTCGTATTAAAAATGATGATACTGAAATTGCTACAGAAGTCGGAGTAGATGAAATTATTGTCTATACAGGTTCAAAAGCTCTTAGTCCTATCGTATTGGTAGACCAAAAATATCATATTGATATGCAAGACCTTACAAAAGTTGACGCATTCGAATGGCAAACTAACAGCAATAAGATTTTGGTAGAAACACTTTCTAGTGGACATACTGAAACTCTTAAAGCTGGTGCAGTTATTACAGTAACAGCTGGATAAAATGGAGGGAATAAATGATAGATTATATCAAGATCTATTGTGGTATTCCGATTTCAGTAACAGCTTATGATAGTAAACTTATCTTATTCCGTTCAATTGCTATAAAGTTGCTAGAAAAAAACGGCATTATAGCCGATGAAACAAGTGTATTGGTAAAAGACTTTATTTCTTGTTATTGTCGGCTTCATATTGTCGATGAACCAGCGGAACAATGGCGAAATGCAGAAATGAAACGTTTAGCTTCTTTGCAAGAATTAATGTATTATGGAGGTATTTAATGATACTTTCACAAGTTACGTTACAAGTTGAGACGACCGTTAAAAAACCAAACGGAGCCGAAAAAAATGGCATAACTAATATTACTTTGCCAGCGGTTAAGCAGAGGATTAGTCAGTCGAGACTTGATGAGTTTTCAATGATTGGGCTAGGTAAAAATGTAAGATATGAGCTTAACGGAATCGGAGAAATGGAAGATTTGATTTTCAACTATTTCTTGAATGAAAAAGGCGAAACTTTCAAGCGGACAACATGGGAAAGGAACCCTAAAAATAATAAGATGATTTTAGAGGGAGTGGTAAGTAATGGAATTTGATTCTTATATAGATTGGTACAACAATTTACTTACAATGCCTTTAAATGACGTTATTTTAGGCGTTAAGGACACGATAGAAGATAAGACGGTATATTTATCACTTAGTAGCTCAAAGGTCATTAAAATGGATAATACGAGCTTTGTCATGGGATACTATTATCAAGTTGTTTTATCTGTTAAAGATGTTGACGATGAACTTGTCGGACTGGTCGGAGATGTTTTGCAAAACGGTTGGAATATGACAAACTGGTCTGAAAACAGCCATTTATACAATTATACTGGTACTGTTTATTTGCCTTGTGGTGCAGGTGGTCAAGCATGGCAGTAAATTCAATTGATACAACAAGCATAGCTAAAGAAATGCAATCGAAAGTCACGGAACGCATGGGCGATTGGTTTGAGGCAGAGTTTAAAGCTAAAGCAAATAGCGCAAGCCGAAGGACTAGATTAATCAGAAGCCATGGTCACACCTATACTTATGCTAGATATCAAAATACTGGTCAATTGTCAAGAAACTTAAAGCAAGTTAAAAAAGGCGATAAAATAGTCATTGACGCAGGCACTAGAGCTAATTATACTAGCGGTTATCATGGTATGTACTTTTTGAGAAATAAAAAAGGTATGCAAGATGTCAAAACAACATTGAAGAAAGGCTCTAATTATGCTAATTCAATGAAATTATAAAAGTAGAAAGTGAGCTTAATTACATTTGATTGAAATTAACAATAATGGTATTTTTTAATGAGTTTAGACAATGTTAGAAATAGAACGATTATATGGGATACGGTAAATAAAGATTTCCCTCAACCAATTCAAATAATGCAAGGCGATGTCAATGCAAGAACATTATTGATTAAAATAGTTGATAATGGAGTTGAACTTGATTTAACAGGTCATTTGCTAAAACTTACATATCAATATACTAATAATAGTAATTCTGGCTTTGTTATGATTTCTCCTAAAGATTTAACTAAAGGGGAGTTTATTTTGGTAATTCCTACCGAAATGACAACAACTGGAGTTATCGAAGCAAACTTGATTCTTTTAAATGAAAGTTTAGAGCAAGTTATCGTAAGCAAGTTTCTAACATTCATATCAGATAATTCTACGGTTACGGATTTAGCTCAAGAAGTAAATAATAAAATTGATGATTTCACTAAATTATTATTGGAAAATATGCCACAAGTAATGCGTAGTGAGTTAAATGATTTACATGCTCAAACTGATTCAAATATGAGCAATATTGAGCTTAAAGCCAATAAAACTGACTTAGATAATCTTAAAACCGCTATTACTAGTCAAGGTGTTGAAATTACAACTGCGAGGGGAACAGCTCCAACGCTAAACGTTCGATTGAATAAAATGGACGATAAAGATGCAGAAACTACCGCGCAGTTGGCGGATATAGTGACGAACGTAAAGTTATATGGCGCTAAAGGTGATGAGGTTACGGATGATACATTAGCTATTCAAAACGCTATTAATTCATTAACAAATGGTGGTACTATATATTTCCCTAATGGAACATATATTTCAAGATTAGTAACTATTCCGTCAAACATAACAATCAAAGGTGCTTCTAAAGAAAAAACGATTCTTAAACTTAAAGCGAACGCAGGAACACAGTTGCTAAAAAATGCAGACGCAACAAACGGAAACACTGGAATAACTATCGAAGATATTCAGTTTGACGGGAATTTAGCTAATAATGCAGCAGATAAAGATGTTCTTGTATTTGACAAATGTAAAAATATAACCATCAAGAACATTGTCGCTCATAGTAGTATGGGTGCGCCTTTATTATTAAATAAGGGTAGTTTTTATACTGTAAAAGATTCAGAGTTTTACAATGGCAAATATGGTGTTTATGCGTTTTGGGTGAACGATTCAACTTTTGAAAACTGCGTATTTAGGAATAGCAGACCATATGAAGCAGACACCTTAAACGGAAATAGAGCTTCTTTATTAAGTGGCAGGGACGGTCATCAATTTAAGGGTGGTCATAGAAATACGGTTTCAAATTGTATCTCATTTGGTAATGCGGTTCAAGGTTTCGACAGTCATTCAGAAACAGATGGTGTGACCGTTGATCGTTGTACCGACATTGTTTATGTGAATTGTATTTCTTATAATAATGGGGCTAGTGGGTTTAACGTAGCTGGTGCAAATGATATTCATTATTCGAACTGTATCGCCTATGGTAACGGTGGAGTAACGGAACAAGACGGTTATCATGGTCTTAATTTATATGGATCTGGTGAAACTGACCTTTTCAACATCACTGTCAATGGTGGTAGTTTTCACAACAATAATAAAAGTGGAATTGCTGCAATACATGGAGGGAGAAGTCTTTCAATTATAAATGCTAAAATTCATGATAACGGGTACGATGGTATTAATATGGGTTCTCCAGATAACAACGGCTACAAATTAAAGGACATAAAAATTATAGATGTTGATTCCTATGCGAATGGCACTCATGGAATGTATTTGAAGGGAATAGTAGGATTGCATCTTATAAATAATTCGTCATTCAACAACGATAAGCTTCAAGCCGGATTTAAAACAGGTATCCTTATAACAGGTACTTCAACAAATTTGACAACAGATGCAATAATACGTGGAAATCGTTGTTATGATGATTCGGCAAGGGCGACAAAACAACGAGTAGGTATGGAGATTGATTATACAGATTATAGCGTTATTGAGGGGAATAATCTAAGGGGTAATGCCGTTAGTACTCTCAATTGGGGAGCTAACAATGGTTCAAATAGTAAACGTTCAAAGAATATCGGACATGTAACAGAGAATGGCGGACTCATTGCCTTTAATGGTACTGGTTCACTCACATATTTCTCCATCGCGCATGGATTAGTTTCAACTCCGACAAAATTTAGTGTAACTCCAAATTCAACAGATGCCAAAGGTGAATCATATGTGACAGTAGACGCCACTAACATTCATGTTAGTTTTCCTAACGCTCCAGTTTCAGGGGCAAATAATGTGAAATTTGTATGGACTGCTGAAGTTTAACATAATGAATCGTTGACACCTACTGTGCGGTAGATGAAAACGAGACAGTCATTAATTTGGCAATGAGTAGATAGATTAACAATAATATATTATTGGAAGCACACTGCATAAAAATATAAAAAAAGAAAAGAGAAAAAATGAAATTAGATTATAATTCACGTGAGATTTTCTGGGGTAATGAAGCACTTATCGTTGCTGATATGGCTAAGGGTACAGACGGAAGCCCAGAATTTACTAACATTAAAATTGTAACTGGTTTGGTATCAGTCGGCGCAATGGAAGACCAAGCGGAAACAGCTAACTTTCCAGCAGACGATGTACCAGACCACGGTGTTAAAAAAGGTGCTACCTTACTTCAAGGAGAAATGGTATTTATTCAAACAGACCAAGCACTTAAAGAGGATATTTTAGGACAACAAAAAACACCGAATGGATTGGGTTGGTCTCCTACAGGTAACTGGAAAACTAAGTGCGTTCAATACCTTATCAAAGGACGCAAACGTGATAAAACTACAGGGGCATTTGTTGACGGCTGGCGTGTAGTAGTTTATCCAAGTTTGACACCTACAGCGGAAGCGACAAAAGAATCAGAAACAGATTCAGTAGACGGTGTAGACCCAATTCAATGGACTTTAGCAGTACAAGCAACTGATTCAGATATTTATATGAATGGCGGTAAAAAAGTTCCTGCTATTGAATACGAAATTTGGGGAGATCAAGCAAAAGACTTTGCCACTAAAATGGAAAGTGGTTTGTTCATTATGCAACCCGACACAGTTCTGGCTGGTGCTATTACATTAGTAGCTCCTGTTATTCCTAATGTAACTACAGCTACGCGTGGACGTAATGATGGAACAATCGTAGTACCAGCTACTTTGAAAGATTCTAAGGGCGGAACTGTAAAAGTAACATCAGTAATTAGAAATGCACAAGGACAAGTCGCAACAAACGGTCAACTTGCACCGGGTGTCTATATCGTAACATTCTCTGCTGACGGTTATGCGGATGTTACCGCAGGTGTTTCAGTAACTGACCATCCCTAAGGCGCCTGACGAGGCAGACTACACAGCTTGGGCATATAGCGCAGACGGAACAGATAGATTCACGACTGTTTATCCAAATTTGAATTTATTGGACGGCACTACAGATTTTAGTGGAGATTGGGTAAATTCAAGTGGTTGGGTAACTGATGGAACATATAAAGGGATTATTGATAAACAACGAACTAATAAATGGTTAGGTATATATAAAGTGTTTACAGCACCTAAAGACGGAAATTATACCTTTTCAGCTTATGTTAAAACTTCAGGAGATAATGCAAATGCATTTAGATATGCTTATGTAAATGATTTAAGTATTAATAATATCATCCCTAATAAGTTGATAGGAAATAATATTGATTGGTTGAGAGATTCCTTAACTGTAACTTTGAAAGCCAAAGATAAGGTTCATGTCAAATATGAAATAACTGGTTCTGGAACAGATTCAATTTTATGGACGGCTGGGCATAAGTGGGAAGAAGGCTCAACCGCCACTCCTTACATGCCTTCATCTAGCGAAGTTATTAAAAGAGATTACCCAAGCTACATTGGAAATTATACTGGGAAGATTGTCGACGGGCAAAGTACAAACCCAGTAAAATATAATTGGAAAAAAATAGAATAAGTAAAGGAATATAAAATAAAATGGCAAAACAATTAAGTACAGCACGTAAATTTAAAATGATTACAGGTAAAGACCTTTTTCAACAACAGAAAGCAATGGATACAGAGCTTAAAAAAGAAGACGGAGAAATTACTGATGTAATGGAATTTGTTCAATATGGGTTATACTTGGCACTTTTTCAAGATAACATTGTAAAAGCTAAAAGTGACTTCTCTGATTTCCGTACTAGCTTTGAGTTCGATACTGACGGCAAAGGGCTTAAAGAACTCGTTGAATTATGGCAGAAAGAAATTTAATGAGCTGAGAGGGCTGTAAATGATTTTAAAACATGCAATTAGATACTTAGAGCTTACTGGTTCAGACTTTATTACAGATTTAAAAGACTTTGCAGACTTACAAAATTCTTTTGTCGCTGGATATATTCCTGATGACTTTACAGAGCAAATGGAGAGCTTTACAGACAAGTTATTAATACTTTGGGTAGATTGTAACGGAGGACTGCAAAATGCATTAGACGACAAAACAGAGCTTCCTACAACTAACGAGTTAATCAATATCTTCTGTAAAACTGTTTTTATTCAAGAAAAAGAGGAAACGGAAGACGATACAGTCTTCTTTTCTTCTAGTTCATTAATTAAGAAAAAGAAAGATACTGTAAAGGAAAATAAAACTTTAGAACTTTTAACTTTTTTAGGTAATAGTGAAATTGATATAACACAATTTTTAGAAATGGAAATGGAGCTTGTTTATAAAGTAATTGAGCTTATTGCTGAAAAGAAAAGAGAAGAAAAGGAAAAAGAGAAAAGGCGTAAAAGAAAGGGTATGTAATGGCAAGTAATGCAAAGTTTGAGGTCGAGATATATGGCAATGTCACGAAGTTCGAGAACTCACTTAAAGGCGTTAATACCGCTATGTCAGGACTTAGGGGCGAAGCTAAAAACTTAAGAGACGCTCTAAAACTTGACCCAACAAATACCGATAAAATGGCGCAATTGCAAAAGAATTTACAAACGCAGTTGGGCTTATCACGTGACAAAGCAATAAAATTAAAAGAAGAACTTTCTACGGTTGACAAAGGTACGTCAGCAGGTCAAAAGAAATGGCTACAACTTACCAGAGATTTAGGTACAGCCGAAACACAAGCTAATAGGCTAGAGGGCGAAATAAAGCAAGTAGAGGGCGCTATTAAATCAGGCTCTTGGGATATTGACGCTAAAATGGACACTAAAGGTGTTAATAGCGGAATTGATGGCATGAAGTCACGCTTTAGCGGTCTTAGAGAAATTGCTGTAGGTGTATTTAGACAAATTGGTGCAAGTGCTGTTAGTGCTGTTGGCAATGGCTTAAAAGGTTGGGTATCTGACGCAATGGATACTCAGAAAGCCATGATTTCATTGCAAAATACAATGAAGTTTAAAGGCAATGGTGCAGACTTTGATTATGTAAGCAAATCTATGCAAACACTTGCAAAAGATACCAACGCAAATACCGAAGATACTTTAAAACTTTCAACAACGTTCATTGGTTTAGGGGATACTGCTAAGTCAGCTGTTGGTAAGACAGAAGCATTAGTAAAAGCTAACCAAGCATTTGGTGGTACTGGAGAAAACCTAAAAGGTGTCGTTCAGGCTTATGGTCAGATGTCGGCAGCTGGTAAAGTTACGGCTGAAAATATTAATCAGTTGACAGATAATAATACAGCACTTGGTTCAGCTCTTAAATCAACTGTTATGGAAATGAACCCAGCTTTAAAACAGTATGGATCGTTTGCGGAAGCTAGTGAAAATGGTGCAGTATCTGTCGAAATGCTAGATAAGGCAATGCAACAACTTGGTGGTGCTGGTGGTGGTGCTGTAACGACTATCGGTGACGCTTGGGATAGTTTTAACGAAACATTGTCGCTTGCTTTACTTCCTACTTTGGACGCTTTAACTCCTGTTATTAGTGCTTTGATTGATAAAATGGCAGGTTGGGGCGAAAGTGCTGGCAAAGCTGTGTCAAATGTAGTTAAGTATTTCCAAGACTTGTTCAAACAGTTACAACAAAATGGTGCGATAACTCAATTTTCCGCTATATGGGATAACCTAAAAAGTGCATTTGGTTCGGTAATTGATATTATTGGTAACCTTATAAAATCTTTTGCTGGAATTGATGATTCTACCGTAAAAAATTCGACTTCTGTTGAAAATGTAGCAAATACAATATCTTCACTTGCTAATAAGTTCGCTAATATCACGAAAAAAATTGCTGACTTCATTGGTAAAATTAGTAAAAGCAAGGAAGCAATGGATACTATGAAAGTAGCTTTAGTAGTTCTTTCTGGTGCTTTTGCTGGCTTTAAAATTGGTAAAGGGATATCTATAGCCATAAGTGCATTCAAAGCTTTAAATACTATAATTAAATCAGGAATTATAATTCAAACGGCTTATAATGCTGTTGCGGCTTTAAATCCATATATAGCTATCGCAACTGCTATTGGAGCAGCCATTGCTGGTCTAGTTTACTTCTTCACTCAAACCGAAACAGGCAAAAAAGCATGGCAGAGCTTTGTAGACTTCTTGAAGAGTGCATGGGACGGAATAGTTTCATTCTTTAGCGGTATTGGTCAATGGTTCGCTGATATATGGAACGGAGCAGTAGACGGAGCAAAAGGTATCTGGCAAGGTTTAGTTGATTGGTTCAGCGGAATTGTACAAGGCATTCAAAATATCTGGAATGGAATAACAACATTCTTTAGCAATTTATGGACAACTGTTATTGGTGGTATTCAATCTGTATGGGGCGGAGTAACTGGCTTTTTTAGTGGAATATTCGACGCAGTTAGTTCAGTAGTTTCTACAGTATTTAATGCAATCGGTAGCTTTGCTGGTTCATCTTGGAATGTAATGGTTAGCGTATGGAATGCAGTAGCTGGTTTCTTTGGTGGAATATTTAACGCTGTGAGAAGTGTCGTGTCATCAGTATTCAGCGCAATCGGAAGTTTTGCTTCTAGTGCTTGGGGAGCAGTTAGGTCAATATGGAGTGCAGTTTCAGGCTTCTTTAGTGGAATATTTAACTCTGTTCGTAGTGTCGTAAGTGGAGTATTCAGTGCCATTGGTGGCTTTGCTTCAAACGCTTGGTCAAGAATTTCAGGTGTATTCAACGGAGTAGGCAGTTTCTTTAGTGGAGTATTCAACGGTGCTAAAAGTGCAGTAAGTGGAGTGTTCAGCGCTTTTGGTGGTTTCGCTTCAAATGCTTATAACGCAATAACAGGAGTATTTAATGGGCTTGGTAGTTTCTTTAGTGGGATATTCGGAGGAATTAAGAACACGATAGATAGCGTTCTAGGTGGCGTCACAGGTACGATTGAAAAAGTATCAGGAGCAATTAATGGTATCGCTGGAAAACTTGGCGGACTGTTCAAAGGTTCTATGGTGGTAGGTTTAACAGATGTTAATTTATCTTCTAGCGGTTACGGTTTAAGTACGAACAGCGTATCAAGCGACAACAGAACATATAACACATTTAACGTACAAGGTGGTGCTGGTCAAGATGTTTCTAACTTAGCACGAGCAATCAGACGAGAATTTGACCTAGGGAGGGCTTAATGGTAAGACAGTATAAAATACATACCAACTTAGACGGAACAGATGACAAAGTTTGGGACGTTACAAACGGAAAAGTTAGATTTTACCAGCCCTCTAATTTAGGGTTACAATCAACTAATAATATTTGGCAAAGTAATGGTATTGGGGTAATGGGAACACGCTCAATCACTCAACCACAAATAGAGTTCAAATTAGAAACGTTTGGCGAAAGTTTAGAAGAAAATTATCAATTAATGAAAGACTTTATAAACGATATTCTTAACCAAAAGTTCGTTACACTTGAATATCAAACAGAGATTTTTCAAGTGTATGCTGATTTAGCTTTATCAGATGTCACAAAAACAGAGGGTTACGGAAAGAACGGAACTTTCAGCGAAAAGATAACTTTTGATATAATTACAAAGTGGTATACTTACGAAAACATAACTTTTGAAATGATTCAAAATGGTCAAGTTATTGCTGGAAAGTCTAAAATTTACGGTGGTTATAAAGGTAATGAAACAGCTTTACAAAACTACAATAGGCTAAAATCAAGTCCTTCTTTAAACTTGCCTAATTTGAACTTATTAGAGGGAACAAGAGATTTTAGTAGTTCTTGGGAAAACGCAAGTGGTTGGATAACTGACGGAACATATAAAGGGCTAATTGTTAAGAAAAGAACTGAAAGAGCTCAAGGCACTTATAAAAGTTTAACAATTCAAACTTCTAATTCTTATTCCTTTTCGTCTTATGTCAAAGGCGCTGGAACAAGCATTATAAGATTTGTGTTTGTTAATGGAGTAGAAAATAATAGCTTAAGGAAAATTTGGACTTCTTCGTTCGATTGGACGAGAGATACCGTTACTTTAAATTTAAAAGCTAATGATATTGTCATTGTGCGTTATGAAATAGCATCAGGTCAAGCGATATGGACTGCTGGACATAAATGGGAAGAGGGTTCAACCGCTACTCCATACATGCCTTCAGCTAGCGAAGTCACAACTAATGATATAAGTGAATATTTCGGATACAATTATATAGCAAATCAAGCATATACTTATTATGGAGAAACAAATATAGACCGTTTAAGTCGCTGGGATATAAAAGACGAAATATTTAGTTTTATGGGGATATTGTATCCGCAACTTCCTAAAATACCTACTGGAGTTAGATTTTTAGACGATATCGGAAATGAATATACCGCAATTGTATTTAATACGGAACAGGTACAAAATTATATTTTAATCAATACAGATGTAAATGATGAAATTTATCAAGGTTGGAAGGGGACAACTGCTCTAAATTTATTCCCTGTAATGGACTTTGAGCGATATAGAACTCGTATAATTGAAAAAGGTCAAATGGAGCTAATCAATTTAAGTAAGGCAGAGTTTAAAATTAAGAGAAAGGCGGACTTCGTTTAATGTTAGAAGCCAATGTGTATGATAACTTTAATCCGAACTATTATAATATATCTGATTTTAACCTTCCTAATGGTAAAAAAGAAAAAAGAGGTCTACCGATACCAAAAGCAAGATGTCAAGTTATTAACTATGAACTGTGGGAAACAGGCTACCTCTACACTTCATCAGCTACATTGACCGTTTCGGTAGAAGTTGGCGATATTGTTCAAATTCTTTTTCCTGAGGTTGTTCCAATTGAGGAAGCTCTCGGTCAAAAGAAAAAGCTGAACTTAGATATGGTTTACCTTGTGACAGATGTAGATGAAAGTAATAAAGCTACATTAAAGAACTATTTTTGGGCAATGATTGAAAGCCTTGATGTTCCAAATGCAATAACTAAAACGACAAATTTTGCTATCATTGATTATTTAATTGACCCTAGTAAAAATAATTTAATGAGCTATGGTTATTTCTTTAATTCAACTATCTTTGAGGGAAAGGCTACAATCAACCGAAAAGCAGAAACTTCATCGGCTCATGACGTAGCTAAAAGAATATTCTCTAAGGTTCAATTTCAACCAACTACAACCATTCAACATTCTTCATCTGAAACAGACCCTAGAAACTTGTTATTCATTAACTTTGCTTCTAGGAACTGGAACAGAAATAGAATCACGACAAGAGTAGATATTAAGCAAAGCGTGACAATGGACACGGAAACAATAGTAGAACGTTCAGCTTATAATTTCGCTGTTGTATTCGTTAAAAATAAGGCAACAGACGACTATACAGACCCTCCTAAAATGTACACAGCAAAAAATAATGGAGATGTCATTGATTATAGCACTTATGGCGGGGACGGAACAGACTTGCCAGATGTAAGAACAGCTAAAACATTATTTTATGATAGAGATGACCACGGAAACCCTCCAGATATCTCAACCATTAAAGCAGAAGTTTCGCCCTCTACAATCGTCACAAGGTTAATCTTTAATCAAAATGAGCTTTTGCCTTTATATGTTAATGACTTGGTAGATATATGGTATGACGGTAAACTATATTCTGGGTATATAGCAGATAGAGTTAAAACAGAGTTCAATGATAGACTTATTTTTGTAGAAAGTGGAGACAAACCAAATGTTATATGAGTATGTTGCTACTTATGGCGATAAATATAGAATAGATAGCTTCACAGGGTACAGAGAGCTACGTAAAGACCACTTAGAACTTTTATCTGGTAAAGTATATTATAATAGTAAAAACTCGCTTAGAATTGAAACTACGCTCTTGTACGAAGTCGGTCAATTTGTATCAATTGGAGGTTATCCGTATGGCGGTAGAAAATTTAGATTATTAGAGCTTTCAATTACTGATAACCCAGTTTTAGATAAAGCAAAGATAATTTCAAGAAAGGTAAAAAATGACAATTAAAAATTTTACGTTCTTTAGTCCAAATAGTACAGAGTTTCCAGTCGGTTCAAATAATGACGCTAAACTCTACATGATGTTGACAGGAATGGACTACGGAACAATCAGGCGAAAAGACTGGTCTAATCCGTTAAACACGGCTCTAAACGTACAATATACTAATACATCAATTATTGCTGGAGGTAGATATTTTGAGCTATCAAATGAAACGGTAGCTTTAAAGGCTAATTCTGTCAACTATATTCATGCAAATATCGACTTAACGCAAACAGCATACCCTGTAAGTTTATCGGCTGAAACTATAAATAATAGCAACCATGTCGACTTAAATAATAGTTCTGGTGTACTAAAGGTTTTGATTGATATCAGAACAACTGACGGACTAGGGGTAATTAGTTCTGAAATACCAAAACAAATAACTACATTAGACGAATTATCAACCAAAACGGCTAAAATTGAAGACTTGACAGTCATAGGAGATGTTAAGGAATGGACTGATATTTCAATGCAAAATGTAACTAGTGCCAAACTTCAATATAAAAAAGTCAATGGAGTTATCGGTTTGCGTGGTTCTGGTAATTGGGGCTCATTTACAGCCAATTCGGTTAAAAATGTCGGCAATTTACCAGAAGGACTTAGACCAACCGATAACACTCAATTCGAAATGACGACACAACGCACAAATAACAACAATAAACCAATGGAACTACAAATAGATACTAACGGTACGATAAGCGTATGGAGTTACTCTGCTGGTTCAGGTAACTATGGCGGTGTCGTAGGGACATATTTACAATAGAAAGCAAAACATAATGGTAACGAAAATGATTTTAATAACTATCTTAATTTTAGCGATTTTATTTGCTACATGGGTTAAAGATAGAGAAGCAATGAATCCACCTTTTAAACGTAGACTTGTGATTGACTTGACGGTAGTATTCTCTTTATGGGTCTTGTACGCTGTCTTCTTCTTTACTCAAACACCTTCTACTTCTGATATTGCAAAAACTGTAATTAATGTAGGCTTGCTATACTTCGTAGGACAATTTATTTACTTAATTGCAAGTATCAGCCCTATGTTCGCTGGTTTAGTTAAACTTATTAAGAAACAGGGAGTTAATATTCCAGAAGTTGAAGAAGAACAAACGGAGGATAAAAAAGAATGAATATAACTAATGCTGGCGTTCGTGGTTATAACCCTACTGGGGTTGTAATTCACAACGACGCTGGGTCAAATGGTGCTAACACTAGTTTCTATAATAGTTGGTTACCTACACACAACCCTGAAAATGGCTTTGCACACGTTTATATCGCTTCGGACGGACGTTTACAGGCCTCTGACTTCTCTAATATGGCATGGCATTGTGCTAACTCATACGGTAATGCAAATTATGCTAGTTGGGAAGTATGCCAATCAGAGGGCGACTTAAATCAGTTCTTGAGGAATGAACAAGTGGTACTAGATGACGTAGCTAAGTATATGAAACAATGGGGTTTAACTCCTAATCACGATACTGTGAAGTTACATCAAGAACTATCAGCTACTTCATGCCCTAGACGTTCTGTAGAGGTACATGGAGGAACAGTAGAAAGCTGTCGTTCATACTTTATCGCAGAACTAAATAAACGCCTTACAGGGCAAAAGACAAATATAGAAAAGAGAAAATACAAAATGTTTGCAATTTATTCAGATGGTTCTAATAAACAACTTTATATTCTTAACGTAGCTACAGGCAAAGAAAGTAAAATCACTAATGACGAACGAAAAGCAATTCTAGCTGATAACGTTATGAAAGAAATGGTCGTGGACTTCGGCAAAGCAAATCGTACATCGCTCGGAAAATCTAACGAAGCACTTAAAAAATTCCGTTAATATAAAAAAAGACAGCTTTATAGCTGTTTTTCTTTTGTAATTGAGCATATTTTAAAGAGGATATACCTACTTTCTATTTTTAATTAATTTATTTTGTTTTTATTTTTTACCAAGTCGCCCAAGCTGTACCACCTGAACCTTTATAGATACTTACAGCTTTGTCTAAATAATCTTGTGGGCTTAAATTAGATACTTGCCCATGCACGCTTTGCATTATCTGTAATAGTCCCCAGCACCCAATAGGGTTTTCAACATAAGGGTTTCCACTTGATTCCTTATAAATCACATCAAGCCATTTACTAGCACTTACTCCTGTCTTACTTTCCATATAATTCGCTGCTATTTCTGGACTAACTTTCGACCAATCGCTTCCAATAGTACCACTAGTTGCTGTGTTTGGTACACCTCCCTCATTTTCATTTTCTCCGCTAACTTCTTGCGCCCTTTCGGTGTTAGGTTGTTCAGTTGTCTTATCATGTTCTCTTGAGATTCTGTCAGATTCGGCTTGTTTTTCAGCTTCAATTCTTCGTTTATTTTCTTCACTAATTCGTTGTTCTTCAATTGCTTTCTCCTTAGCTTGCTTTATATGCTCATATTTCGCTTTCTCTTGCGTTTTAAACTCTTGTTGATATAATTGTGCCACAACATCATTAAAGTTGTTATTTGCCCTTTTATGAGCTTGCTGAATTAGTACAATACTTCTAATTGTGTCATCTGTTAAAATAAAGATAATTATTCTCCTTTACGTGTACGTGAATTATAATATGCTTTCGCCATAACTATGTCTTTATTATTTGCTTTCATATTTTTAAATGACTTAATAACTTTATAATCGCCCTGTGTATTAATTTCAATTAAACGCATTTCAAATAAAGGAACAAGCCTATACATTGTTAATACAAACGCAAAATCATTATTTGCTTCTTCTAGCGTGTCGCTTGTTTTATAATAATCTCCGTCTATTGCGTTATACCAAATTTCATAGTTCATGCTATCCTACTTTCTGTGTTTCAATTGCTTACCTGCTTAATGGCTTCAATAATATTATTGCCAGTATTTATTAGAATTTCATCACTTACAGTTACATTCTTTCTTGAAAACAGTTCATTCTCAATCTTCATAAAGTGCATTGCTTTAGCTAAAAATTGAGCCGATGATTCATAATATAATGTTTCTAGTTCATCATCTGAAAGCTGTGTTAAATCATCATTAGCAAAAGTTGTTAGTTTTCGCTTAATTTCTTTGCCGTCTTCTTCTTCTATATAGTAACGCTTCATCTATTCATTCCTCTAATTTCAAATTTTTCAATAATATACCGTTTAGATCCTAACTCAAAGCTGACTAGATAATTATTAAAAGGGTCTTTTTTGTTCAAGTCGTTAGCAATCTTTCTAGCTGTTGACCGTGGATATTTTGAACTATTAATCTTACGCGTGTACTTGTGTAAAATCATTTAATTACCTCTAATTTAACTTTTGCTGTACCTCTATCAATTTTAATTATTTTAACTTCCATATTTTCGACTTCTCTATCACTACTATAAAACCAATTAGAATCATAGTCTCCGATTAGTTCTCCTCTTGAATATAGATATGTTCTATCTGGCATAAAGTCTAACAGTTTTACAAATAAGCCGAATTTCATTTGTTTTACCTCTCTTTGCATTCTACGCTTTAATCGTTGCTTATACAGATACTCTTTGCTTGGCTCTAAGCTAGATAATATCTCATCTAATAAGTCAAACGCTTCTCCGTTGTTTCCTGCGCTATCAATCTTTTTAAGTGTAAGCTCGTGCATTTCATCATCATTGAAGAACATAGTAAGATAAGGGAATGCTACGGTATTCGGTAAACTCAAACGTGATTTAGTCATTTTTAAGTTAGGGTATTTACCTGTTTCAGCTTTGACTTTTGATTCAAACTGACTTATTCCGATACCTTGCTCTTTTAGTACGTTAGTGATTCTTTCATATAATTCTTGATTTGTCATTCCACTATAACCTCTATGATTTCAGTATGTTTTTTAAGTGTTGGATATGAACTCTCTACTGTATCAAACCACTTTTTTGCTTCATATTTGCTATAAAACTTACGTGATTTAATTTCTTTTTCCCATATCCAAGATACTGTGTAGTATGTAAATTCATCTTTCATTATCCAATTACTCCTGTCTTGATGTTTAATCTTTGCTGACTTGATAAATGATAACAAGCGCACCATTTGCAGTAATAAGCTCTAACTGGTATCTTATCATATTTATTTTTCTTACTCTTTTTAGTATGCTGTGCGTTTGCTATTGAATATAAAGCACCCATTTTTGTGTATTTTCGCTTTTTACACATATTATTTACAAAAACTTTCTATTTTATTTTCTTTTTTTATCCTTTCAGCACAATCCCAGCAGTAATAATAACTGTCTTTAATTCCAGCTTTTCTCCTTGCATTATATTCTAATCTTGGATTAAATCCTTTATGAGTTGCGTGCTTATTAAAAAATACTCTTAATTGGTGTGTGCTTACATGTATTAATCTTTGTCTATTTGAAACCATTCCACTCCTTTATCGTAAATAATTCAAAACCTTTTAGCTTGTCTTGCTTTTCAATTGCTACCTGCTTATTATCTTGCTCTCTTAGCAGTTCAATTATAGGTCTACCGATATCGAACCACTTGACGACTGTACTAGCTTTAAGTCCGAAATACTTAGCACATTGATCTTTACAGCTAAAGTGTAGCTCTTCTTCTGTAATAGGGTTATAAGCTACTATTTCCCGATCCTTTCGCATTGCCATGTTTTAACCTCATTTCTATAAGACAATATTATCAAATTACTTTATGTTTGTCAAATATAAACTTTAAACCTCTTCAATAAAATGCAAATATCTTTCATCAATCGCTTTAATTTCTTCTTTTGTGAACTCTGATTTGAAGTTATTTCTTTCTTCTTTGAAGCCTAGAAATAGGAACTTTTCCCCTAGCTCGTTTTTAAAAGAGTTTAAATATCCTTTTTTTATTGTTCATCAATTTAACGTTGTATTTTTCCATTTGTATCTCCTTTATACTAAGTCATGTTTAATCATAAATTTATTTTCAATTTCTTTTTTATTTACGATATTTTTTTTACGGTCAATAATTGAGTTGAGCCTTGACACTCTATTCATTAACTTTTCTTTTTCGTATTCATATTTTTTAATTAAATCGTTTTGACGTTCAATTTCCATTTGATTAAGTTCGTATATTTCTTTCATTATTTTGTTCTCCTTTATTTCTATAAGACTATAATATCAAAAAAAGCCAATGCTGTCAAACATTAACTCTTATTTCTAACTTTATTTTTCTACTTTCTTTTTAAAGTGTTGTAAATTCCGAGCCACTTCATGTTTATCAATTTCATCTTGTGTCCATTTATAACGTTTTTGGTTAGGTACTTTAAGAAAAAATTCAAGTCCAATATCTTTTGCTAAATAACCATTTCTGTCTTGAGGTTCTGGAATACAGATATAAAATAGTTCATCTTGTTCTACTTCCCATTTATCACGGTTCAATAATAACCATAAGTGAGCTTCTTTAGTATATCCACTTAAGCCAAATACTTCTAAAATATTTTCATACTTCTTTGTATCGCTAACTTCTACTTCTTCATACAATTTGTCGAAAATTTCTCTACCAAAACGTTTACTATATATTGTATCATCAGTATCTAATGTTTGATGTTCTTCTAGCCATTTGTTCAACTCTTTAGAGATAATAATTTTTTCTGTCATTTTATTCGCCTTTCCATGCTTCAAATTCAGCTTTGATTCGTTCTAGTTCTTCCATAGCTTTATTTATGCTAACACTTTCCTCTAAAGCTACATATTCTTTAACATAATCTTTACACTTACCTAAGTCTTTCTCTTCGCTTTCTCCGTCTTTTTTACCAGCTCTAATATAATATTTAATAGCTGACCAATTAGAAACAATTTTCCAAAATTCTGGGTCATTTGCAATAATAAAATCTTTTAACTGTTGTCCGTATTGATTTTGATAATGTTGATTCTCTTTTAAGTTCATTAGATGATTCCTCCAAGCCATGTAATAAGTAACATTGCAATCATAGCCAACCAAGCAATAACTATAAATGCAAAGCTGACACCTACAATAATTGTTAAAGTTTTTGCTGTTTCTAAATCTAATTTCATTTAATTTTCTCCTTAATTTGATTGTCTATATTTTTCCATAACTTTTGGGTATTTACTAACAAATTGTAATTGCTCTTGATGTAAACGACTTGACCAATGGAAAAGCCTATCAATTTCTGCTAAAGCACTCAACTTTTCGTACATTTCTTTAATATAAAACTCTGCATTTCCTACTGATTTCCAATATGCTGATGTTCTAACTGTATTACCATTTTCAGCAAGTTTATGTGCGTTAATATCCGCATTTTCTTTTTTTTTCATCAGGCTATCAATTTCTTTGAATATAATCTTTAGCAATTTCACTTGGTAGTTTTGTACTATTTCTTCGGCTGTCATCTTTATACCTCTTTCTATAACACTATTCTATCAAATTACTTTTACTTTGTCAAATATTAACTTCGATTATTAGTCTTTCTAATTTGATATAATCTATTCCACTTTTCTGTAAGTGCTAGTAATTCAGACTCGTTATATTCAGTAAATAGTTCAACCTGTGATGTATACCAGCAACGCAAGCAGCGACCGCAGCTATAACAGATATTTGTATATCCTCTGCAACCTTTACAAACTCCTAAGCCATTACTCGTTGGTATATCGAAGCAATGACAATATCTTTTATCGTTAAAGTATTTTCTTTTCATTTTAACACTTCTTCTACAATCTGTATAATCAATTCTTTTGGTACACTTGAACGCAAGTTATAATTTCCAGTAGAATCAGACCAAGATTTAACTTGTTTCCAACCTTTTGAAACTTTTTTTAATTCTAGTTCTTCAGTTGTCGCAAAGAAAGTTGGTTTTTTAGTATATCTTTCATCATAAGCTGCATAGTGGGCTTCATTTTTAACGTAGTTTTTATAAAATAATTTCCAGCAGTAGCTTGTTTTTGGATTTTCTATAACTCCTGGAACTCCAAACTTTTCGATGATTTTATCAGTATTTATATGCAACTTTTCAGAAATTTCACGCTTAATAACCAAATTATCAAAGTATTCTTTTTTGTTTCTCTTCATTGTTTTCACATTGTTATAAGTCGAAGTTTTCCAGTCCTCAAAATTAGTTACTGGTGTTCCGTCATTATAATAATAAATGTTACCTTTTTTTCCACTATCATAACCACTTGCTGTAGCTATACTAAAAGTTTCACATGGTGGGTTAGCAAAAATTAAATCAGGTTTAGGCAAATATTTTGTTTTTTCCATAAAATCATCTAAGTTAGTTAAGTCACAATTTATCACTGTATCTTTTTTTTGTATTCCAAAACTATAAACTTCATATCCAATTGGCTCTAATGCTTTTTTTACTGATTGATTTCCGTCATCAAATAAGGCATAAATTACCTTTTTATTTGTCATTTTGTATCTCTCCTTTATTCTATACCTTATTATAAGCTATTTCTTTTTAATTGTCAAGCGAAAAGCGCCATAGACCACTAATAAAATAATTGTTATTATAAATAGCGGCGGAATAAATATAGTTACTGCAAACCAAACGATAGATAATAATAAGTAAAGCATAACAGTCAATACTTTGTCTCCTCTTTTATTTCCATGTTCAAAAGTTATTTCTTGCTGCTTAGTTATATCTTCTTTACATGTTGCTGTTCTTATTTGATTAGGTGTTAAACCATCTTTTAAGTTGTTATAAATGTCTGCTGCTTCTTCGTTTGTTAAGCTTTTCATATAATCAGACAAAGGGGCTATTTTTAACTCTTTCACAAAACGTTGTTTAACTTCATATTGATTACCGCAATAATCACATTTGCCATTAGTAAAGCTATGACTACCGCAGGTTTGACATTCAACTAACTCCATTTTTCCCTCTCTATTTCTCGGCTGCATTGGTGCATTCGTTCTTGGCGGTCTTTCTCTAAAAGTTGCGTGAGCCATTTTTTACCTTCCATTTCTTCATTGCATTCTTCTTAACAAACCATAGGCTCGTCTAAGTCTTCCAAGCAGTCATATTCTTCTGGAAATACTTCTATTTGTTTTCCGCAACATTCACATTTATTATAAAATTTCATTATTTTTTCCTCTTTCCTTAACTCGATGTATTAAGTATAATAAAAAAACTCTAAGCTGTCAAGCCTAAAGCCTTTATTATTAATTATTTTTCTTTCAATTTATTCTTGAACCAGATGATTCGTTCTTTGAACCAAGCGTCAACTCCTTCAGGACGTAGCCATTTACCTTGTTTCACTCCATTCTTTTCCATGAACTCAATCACTTTGTCAGGAGTTTCAAGTTCTCCAAATAAGCTACGTTTAACAGAATTGAATTTACTAAACATTTCAAGCGTTTCGATATAGCTATCTTTCAGAAGTTCCGTGTCAAGCAATTTTTGGGCTTTCTCTGCACGTTCAGCAAGTCGTTCGTTAGCTTGTTCAAGTTGCTCCTTTTGTCGCTGTAAGCTCAAGTTATGATTGATATAAGCAATTTGCTGTGCATGTCGTCCAAGTTTGCCTTGTGTATTAAGCTCGATCAGTTTAGCCATTCCCTCGCCAAGAATTTCATCAGCTACAAGATTATGCTTGTATTTTTTATTTGTATTTCGTACGTAGTTGTCAAGCGTTTGTTTGATTTTAAGTTTTTTGTGTAGTTCTCTTAATGTTGTCAATTTAATACTCCTTCATATATTTTACCAAACTTCAAAGCATTAATTTTAACTAGCTGTTTCAAGTCTGATATAAATTGCTGTTCCCCGTCAAAGTCAAATGGCATTGCTACATTTTCCTTGATCCAAGTGAAAGCTCCGTCAAAGTCTTGCTTCAGTAAGCTCATTTTATCCACGATGTCGATAATTTGCTCTCTCTCTTCTGCTGTGTACATGTAACCGACTTTCTAGAAAGGTAAATCTTCCGTGTTAACTTCAATCAATTCAGAGTTCCCAAATAAATCTTGTTTAGCTTGTGATTGACTATTATTATCATTATAGATAAATACTTTTTCAACCGTAGGAAAAACAAAGTTATAATTTACATATTCGCCTGATTCCTTAGCTTGTACACGACCGCTGACCGTTACGGTGTCGCCTAATTGAATGAAGTCAGGCAAGAAAGCCGAACCATATGCAACTTTTACATTAGACCCCTTTTCTTTTTCAAACAAAGGAACTGAAATAATTTTCTTATCGCCTTTTGCTGTGTTTACTGTACGTGTATTTTTTTCGTTTACTCGTGCTGTAACTGTGATGATTGCCATTTTTTATTTTCCCTCTGTTGCTTTCCAAATTGTCATAATATCAAAGATTTCTTTTTTTGTCTTTGTTTTAAGTAGTTCCATATTAGGATATCCTAGTTCTTCAGCTCGGTTTAGCGCTGGTTGAATCTCACGAAGTCGTTGCTTTTCTGCTTCCAACAGTTTCTGTTCTTCTGTCAAGTCGGGGAGGTCTTCATTTGCGTAGATATATAATCCTAAACCATGACGAGCGATTGCCTTAACTAGTCCACGTTGAATGGCTTTATTTACGTCCATTGAAGTAATTTTTTCAAGCGGAATTGACTGGTTTCGATAGTCCATCACAGGTAGATACTCAATGTGCTCTAAACCCTCAATAGTCATTCCAACTTTAACCCAAGCTGTGTGACCGTCTGTGTGATAATTTAACCCTTGTTCATTTTCATAAACTTTGCTGTTAGCTTCAGGATATACTTTTTTAACTTCAGACCATGCAAATGCCCAACTTAGATAATCAAGATTATTCTTTTTACTTTTCTTGTCATTTACATTGATAATACTTAGGGTCTCAAATACGCTCATTTATAGACAACCTCTTCTTTCCAACCTTGGTTTTTAAGTTCTTCAGTAACTTTTTTCACAACTTCCTCAAGCTGTTTTTCATCAAATTTAATATTAATTGTTTCCATTTTCTACTCTTTCTATGATGAATACATCGCCTTGTCTTGTAATTTCAATATTATACTTAAGCATTGGTAAAATATATCCGTCGTCCCAGTAGTTCCACAAGTCATTTATCAAGCCATATAAGCACTCGTTAGGTTCTGCCCTATACTTTACTTCGTTCATCTCTTCGAGCTCTTTAGACAGCTTTCTGACGCCTCTGGCATAATGTTTACTTGCTTTTTCTCTGGCCCTTAAACTTTTGTAGTTGCTTTTCATAAATGAACTTTCTAATATCGTCTTTTTGCTGTTTTTCCTCTTTGTCAGACCAGCCAACCTTTTGACCTTTTCGTTTGCCACTTTGATAAACTCGTCTGTTATCTTCTGGAAAGCCATTTTTCTCGAAGTATATTCTAGCATATTCAAAATAATTCAAGCTATTGATGTACTGCTGACTGTCCTTTTTGTGATAATTAAGAGTTATCAATCGCCTTTCAGCTAGAGATTCAAAAGATGTTATCATACTTCTTCTTTATAGAATCCTAAGTTTTCAAGTGCCACATATTCCTTACTGTTTTTTTCTACTTCTTTCGCTCGTTCAACACTATTTGTTAATTGTGCTTGCACGCCATTATAATATAAACGGTTCAAGCCGCTAACATCAGAAAAATTATGAAACTTAAATTTAGGCACAATGACTTCATAACCATTAATAATGGCATTTAACATTTTTTCTTTCTCATCAAGAGTAAACGGTATTTCTTCGTCAGGTCCGAAAATAGTTCCGTAAAGTTTTTCATTACCATCTTTAAGATTATAACTGAAACCCCAACGAGAAATATAATGAAATGCTTTAGCTTTATCTCCAAAAGTTCCAAGAAATTCAGCTTGTTCTTGCGTTAATTTAACTACCATTTGTTAGTTCTCCTTTATTTCTATATATACTATTATATCGAATTACTTTCACTTTGTCAAGCATTAGATGTTATTTTTTTATTTATTTCTGCTTTTAATTGCAAAGCTCTAACTAATGCACGCTTAGAATAATCATTTTCGCAAGCTGTATGCAACTTTTTTGACTGTCTGACTAGAAATTCAGCACGATTAAGCCATACTTTGAAAAGTTCGTCATTATTCCATTCTGCTTTTATCATTTCTTCTAATGCACGATACATCCAGCCATAAACTTCTACATGTAAGTTAATTGCCTTGTTTTCGTAATTAATCATTTTCTATTACCTTTCCTTGCTCTTTAGCTAAGTCTAAGAAAGCCTGTGCCGATTCTTTCGTCGTTTCGATTGGAGTTTCCTGTTTGACTTCTTCAATTAGTTCGCTATCAGGTTCTTTTTTAGATTTATTAACGCAAGTAAATACCGAATCAACGTATGAAAAGTTTAAATCATCGTCAAACTGATATCCACGCGCTTTGACTGATAACTTAGAGAAATCGTTATGCTTGCCACGTTTAGGGCTTAGCATTAACATAAACTCTGCCCAAGCTGTAAGAGTAGAACCACCTAAGGCGTCACTAGGCTTTACCATATAGGCTTTATCGTCCATTGAGTTTGCATAAGCTGATTTGTTTGCATGAGCTACTAACAAGAAAGTGACGTCTTGGAAAAGTAATTTAAGCCGTGTAATTCTTCTAAGCATTGGTTCAAAGTCTTTACCATAAATAATATCGCCATTTCTTAGCATGGTCATTAGGTTATCCAATATAACGAATTTGATGTCATTTTCTTTGATATACTCATATAACAAATTCATGTGATTGGAATCATCAAGCATAAACTCTCCACCTGTCAAAAAATGTAAGTCTTCTGGTGCAGTGTCTTTATTTCTAAGCCTTTTGTTTAGTTCTCTGTCCGTGTCCTCATTGTCGATGTATAGTGTCTTACTACGCTTTGTGTCATAACCAAAAAAAGGTAACCCTTGCGACACCATTAAAGCCATGTGCATTGCTAGAGAGCTTTTAAACGACTTAAACGGTGCTACAAGTATTC